CGTGGTGGTGGCAGGGAGCTGAAGAAGCCTCCGACAGTTTCCTCAAATCGATGGGGGTCATTCTGTGAGCACTCCCGGTGGTGAGGTCCTCGGCGAGGCACGAATCGAGGTGGAGGCTGACACCGATCCGGCGACGCGGGCGTTGCAGCAGTTCTCTCGGGACGCGCAGGGCCGTATCCGGGACGTACGAGGACGGTTCGTCACCGAATCCGACGCGATCAACCGGGCCCTAGGAGGGCTGCGGGCAGAACTCGACACCGACCCGGCCACCAGGGCCCTGGACGAGTTCACCCGGGACGCACAGGGCCGACTGCGGGACCTGCGCGGCCGGTTCGTCACCGAGGGCACGCAGATACGTGACTCTCTCCGTGACTCCGGCCGTGATGGTGGAAACAGCTTCCTGAGCGGTTTCACCAACGCTATGCGGCAGATCCCCGACGCCATCGGGAGCGCCCTGTCAGCAGTGCAGGGCGCGGCGCAGCGGCTGGCGCAGAACCCGTACGTGCAAGCTGCCGGCGCCGCGATCGCTGCGGGGATCGCCACGGTGGCTGTGCCGTTGATCGGGTCCCTGATCGCGGCGGCGACGATCAGTGTTGCGGGGCTCGGTGTGATCGGCCTGGGTGCGGTCATCCTCAAGGATGAGCCGCAGGTGGCGAAGGCGGCCCAGCGGCTGACGGAGACCGTGCGGGGCATCTTTGACAAGGCAGCCGAGCCGCTGATCAAGCCGTTCACGGACGCGATCAAGTCGATTGAGCAGACCGCTAAGGATCTGGCACCTCAGATCGGCGAAGCGTTCGAGTTGGCTGCTCCGCTGGTGGATCCACTTGTGGATGGCTTGGACCGCTTCGCGAAGTCGGTGATGCCAGGTGTTCTGTCGCTGCTTCGGGGAGCCCGGCCCGTATTCGATGGACTGAGCGACGCGATGGACATCATCGGCGACGCTGTTGGCGACGCGTTCGCAGCCATCGGTACGCAGGGTCCGGAAGCCGGTCAGGCGATACGGGATGTTGCGACTGTGGTCGGAGGGCTGATTCGGGGCTTCGGGTTCCTCGTTGCGATCCTGGCCGATGTGTACGGGCACGTCCGCCAGTTCGTGACGGACGTGATCGGGTTCTTCCAGAACCTGTACGACACCTTGGTGGGGAACAGCATCATCCCGGATCTGGTCAACGAGATCGTCGCGTGGTTCGCGGGGTTGCCGGAACGGGCGGTGTCGGCCTTGAGCAGCCTTGGTAGTCGTATCGCGGGGGTGGCGCGGGCGGCGGGGAGCAGCATGCTCACTGCGGTGCGTAATGGGTTGAGTGATGCGGTGTCGGCGGTGCGTGGGCTGCCGGGGCGGGTGTCGGCGGCTCTGTCCGCCTTGGGTGGGACTTTGGCGCGTGTCGCGCGGGGGGCGTTTCAGCGGTTTCGGGATGCGGCCTCGGATCGGATCAGCAGCATCGTGGACCTGGCGCGCGGTCTGCCGGGCCGGGTTTTGGGTGTGTTGGGCGGTCTCGGGTCGAGGCTGTACAACTCGGGCCGGGCACTGATCCAGGGGTTCATCAACGGAATCCTTGACCAGATCAGCGCTGTCCGGTCCGCGGCAAGCCGCCTGGTTGACGCGGCCGGTGAGTACTTCCCCGGCTCACCCGCGAAGGAAGGACGGTTCAGTGGGAGCGGCTGGACGCTGCACTCGGGCCGGGCCGTCGTTGACGCTTTCGCGGAGGGGATGCAGGACCGACTGAACACCGCGGTCCGTGCGAGCAGTCAGGTCACCGCCGCAACGGCCGGGGCGCTTCCGGGCGGCCTGCAGGTGGGTGCCACACGCACCGCCACGGCCGGGACGACGGTGGTCAACAACAACATCACTGTCAATCTGACGAACGCCGGAGTCCTCGGCTCCCGCCAGGAAGTCGAGGACTTCCTCAGCACCTCACTGGACCGCCTCGCCCGCACCGGGCGTCTCCCTGCCGCACTGACCGGGGGCTCCTGATGGTGGACACCTGGAGCCCCTGCGTATCCGGCGCTGAGTACACGATCCTCATCGACTGGAACGGCGACGGCGTTGTCACCGGTGTTGGCGACAACGTCACCCCCGATGTCCTTGGCGACGGCAGCTGGACATCTGCCTACGGACGGGACCAGGGCCGTCAGCTCAGCCCGTCGCGTATCGGTAATGCCGCATGGACACTGTGCAACGCAGACCGCGTGTACTCCCCGGAGAACCCAGACTCCCCACTCGCTGACGAGCTCGGCCCCGCCCGCGAGACGTTCTTCGACGTCGGCTTTCAGGGCGTGGACTACCCACTGTTCCGGGGCCGCATCGACGACTTCAACGTGCACCCCGACAGGTCCGATCGTACGGCTGACTTCACCGCGCTAGACGGCATGGCTCAACTTCAGAACACCGAGCTGTCCACTCCGGTGTTCGAGGGCATACGTACGGGCTCGATTATCACGGCGATCCTGGACACGATCGGGTGGCCGGCGGACCGGCGCTCCATCGACGTGGGTGCTTCGTTCGCCCGGTTCTGGTGGGTAGACGGTGGCGATGCGTTCACCGCGGTCCAGGAGATCGTGCAAGCTGAGGGCCCCCCGGCGATCGCCTATGTGGCGCCGGATGGCACGTTCGTGTTCGAGGACCGACACCACCGGCTGCAGGACGCACGCTCACTGACGCCGCAGGCGGCGTTCGCAGCGCGTCGTGTCGCCTGTGACACCCCGGCCGTGACCGGTTTCTCCTACACGGCGCCGTTCGAGTACGAGACCGGATGGCGCGACATCGTCAACTCTGTCGAAGAGACGGTCGAGGAGCGGCAGACGGATGGAGTGGTCTCCCCGGTGTGGGAGACGACTACTCCATTCACGATCAGCAGTGGTCAGACTGTGTCCATCTCGGTGACCACAAATGAGCCGATGACAGGCGCGATCGCGCCAGAACTCAATGTTGACTACTTCCACACCGGTCCCGGCACTGTGACTGCCACCCTGTCCAGAACATCTGGGCAGACCATCACCATTAACCTGACAGCAGCCACCGGTGCATCCACGGTCACCTTCTTTCAGCTGCGGGCACGCCTGATCCCGGTCTCTCGGATGATCCGGATTTCTGCCAGCGACACCGGAAGCATTAGCGCGTTCGGCGAGAAACGGTTCCCCGGCGAGATCCCGTGGGCCACGGCCAATGACGTTGCCGCTGTCGCTGATGTGATCCTGTCCCACTACGCGCAGCGGCGCCCCATCGTGAAAATGCGGGTCGTCGCGCAGGACCCAGATCATCTGGAGCAAATGCTCACGCGCACGATCTCCGATCGGATCACCATCCGCAATGGCGAGCTCGGACTTGATGACGACTTCTTCATCGAGCAGGTGTCCCACACCATCCGTCGTATCGACCCTGAGCGTCCGCCCATCCACGCCACCGTGCTGGGCTGCGAGCGTCGTCGCGTGGCCCCGGTAGAGAACCCCTTCACGTTCGACAAGGTTGGGGCCGGGTTTGACCAGGGCGAATTCGGGGGCACCGCCGTCGATGACCCGGACACCATCTTCATCTTCGACCACGCCACGCAGGGCCAGTTCGACACTGGCGTTTTCGCGACCTAGGGGACGGCATGAACTTGATCATCGGCTTGGCCAGAGCCTACGTGTACTCCGGGGACTGGATCGCAGACTGCCCGCGCCCATGCGGCAACGCGGAGCACCTGTACGACCGGCAGCGACCCGGCGACCTGGGCTCCCCTCGCACCATCCGCAAGGGAACCTTCCTGTGCTCAAACTGCAAGCACATGGCCGAAATCGAATGGCCCCCCGACATGGACAGCATCATGAGCGTCCTTCAGCGGCGCCCGGTGCCGCAGAACCGCAACTGGTACCCGCTCGACCACACGGTCGCAGTCCGGGCCGGATGCGAACACGGGCAGAGCATCAAAGACCTGCAAGACGAGAACGCTAAGTACGGAGTGATCTGATGGCCTGGACAGCCCCCATGACAGCGGTCGCCGGGTCGGTGTTCACCGCCGCCCAGTTCAACACCTTCGTCCGGGACAACCTGAACGAAACCGCCGCCGCCAAGGCCACCCAAGTGTCGTCCCACTTCGTCGGCAACGGCGTCAACTCCATCGTGGAACGCCTCGCCGTCGTAAGCGACATCGCCACCTTGGAGACCACGGCCAGCATGTCGTACACCGACCTGGCGACCCCAGGGCCGGCCGTGACGGCAACAACCGGAACCCGAGCCATGGTCTTTATCCGATGTGCCATGGAGAACACCCTGGCAAACGTGTCCTCGTTCATGACGTTCGAGGTATCCGGTTCCAGCACGCTCGCCGCTGCTGATGGTTCGTCTATCGCCTTCAACGGCCTGTCAGCGAACTCCCGTGAACGCCGCTCGGGGATGTACATGATCACGACCCTGACACCGGGATCCAACACCTTCACCGCGAAATACAAGGTGGGTAACGGCACCGGCACGTTCCTCACCCGGCAACTGGCCGTTTTCCCCCTATGACCGATCACCCTGTACGGGGTGAAGCGTCCGGAACGATCAACAGCGGGCGGTGGCGAGAATCTGGTCATGTCACTGGAAGCACGCATGCGGACCATCGCCCGCCAGGAGATCGACACCGTATCGGGCCCGGCGAGCCCGGACCTGAGTGAGCTGCAGCAGCAGATCGCCGACCTGCACAAGGAACTCCACGCCGTGGCCACGAAGGTCGCCGACCTGGAGCAGGCGGCCACGCAGAAGACCGGCGCGACCGCCCAGCCGGATGCCGCACCTCGGGGGATCCGGGCCCGGAAGACAATCGGCGAGTGAAGGTCGTCGTCTATCCCGCCGACCGCTCAGGCTGCGGCCACTTCCGCCTGATCTGGGTAGGCGAGCTGCTCCAAGCTGCCGGCCACGACGTCCACGTCGTCCGGGCCGAAGAGCGTCAGGTGCGGCTCGTCATGGAAGGCGAAACCGTCCGCGACGTCCTCGTCGAAGCCGATGTCGTGGTGTTCCAGCGGCTCACGCACCGGTGGATGGCTGAGGCCGTCGCGGTACTGCGCGCCAAGGGCATCGCCGTGGTCGTCGACGTGGATGATGACCTCACCTCCATCCACCCGTCCAACCCGGCCTACGCCGGCCTGCATCCATCCCGCGAGGGCCAGCGCGGCCTGAATGGCCAGGTGCACCGTCACTCGTGGCGGAACCTCGCGCTGGCGTGCCGGACGGCGACGTTGGTGACGGTGTCGACTCCGGCGCTGCTCCCGGTGTATGCGGCTCATGGCCGGGGTCAGGTGTTGTACAACTACCTTCCGTCGCTGTACGACGATCTGCCGCGCACCGATTCGGATGTCATCGGCTGGCCTGGGTCGTACCACTCCCACCCCAACGACCCCGAAGTCGTGGGCGGTGCGATAGCGCGGCTCGTTGACGAGGGCGCCCAGTTCGTGATGCGCGGTGATTCGACCAGTGCCGGGAAGGCGTTCGGTCTCGCTGCGGATCCGCCGGGTGGTGGGGTGCCGATTACGGAGTGGCCGCGGGCTGTGGCTGAGTTGGGTATTGGGATCGCACCGCTGGCGGACACGAAGTTCAACGCCTCGAAGTCTTTTTTGAAGCCGATGGAGATGTGCGCGGCCGGAGTGCCGTGGGTGGCGTCACCGCGGGCCGAGTACCGGCGGCTACATGCGATGGGCGCGGGTGTCTTGGCGGATCGGCCGCGGGCTTGGTACCGGGAGCTGAAGCGGCTGCGTGAGTCAGCGGCGCTACGCCAGGAGACGAGCGAGGCCGGGCG